TTATTCGCACTCCTCGAAAATCAGGCTCGGCTGCTGCTGCCATGGTGCCTGGGCGACGGTCGCCAGCCGGTCCAGAGACAGGGGGCACGGGCGGCAATTGATCAGAAGCTGTTCCAGAACCATCGGCGACAGATAGGCCAGCCGCAGGAAGCGGCTGATAAAGGGCACCGTCACCCCTTCCGCAGCGGCAATGTCTGTCAGGGTTGCCGCCTCGCCCCGCTCCAGCCGACGACGCCAGTCCCAGGCGCGGGCGATGGCCCGCAGCAAACGCGGATCGGGCGCGCACCCGTCGGCGGCCATTTCGATCTCGGCGGGCGGCACGATGCGGGGGCGGCCGTTGCGGCGCTTCAGGGCCAGCGGGATGACAATGCGGATGGTATCGGGGCTGTCGCTCATGCAACGCTCTCCAGGCTGCGCGGGGCGAGCAGATCGCGCACCACTGTGCCCAGGCCGGCGGTGCGCAGATCAACGATGATGCCGTCTGCGGTAACGGTGACGCGATCCACCAGCAGCCGCACCAGACGCGCCTGTTCGGCCACGAACAGGGCAGACCAGATATCATCGAACCGGTCCAGCGCCGCCACCACCTCTCCCTCGGTCAGGTCGGGTGCTTCGGGGTGGGCCGCTTCCAGGGTTTGCGCCACGATTTCCGGCATACGCACAAGGCGGCGCACCTCCCGGATCACAGCGTTTTCCACCATCTCCGCCGGCAGACGCAGCGGGGCGCCGGAACCCGGGTCGATGGACCGCCCCCGGATCACATCCATCGAGGCGTAATAGCGATAAAGGCGGCTGCCCTTTTTGGTGGCCGTCGGCGTCATGGCGGTGCCGGTTGGCCCGAAGATCAAGCCCTTCAGCAGGGCTGGCGTCTGTGCCCGCGTGGCGGCGGCGCGGGAGCGTGGGCTCTCCTGCATGATGGCATGGACCTTGTCCCACAGATCCTGGCTGATGATCGCCGCATGTTCGCCCGGATATGACGTGCCCTTGTGGACCGCCTCCCCCAGATAGATGCGGTTGTTCAGCAGCTTGTAGAGGAAGCCCTTGTCGATGGGCTTGCCCCGCTTGCTGACGACACCTTCGTCGGCCAGTTGCGCCACCAGGGCGGTGGCGGAGCCCAACTGGACGAACCGTTCAAAGATCATACGGATGGTGGCGGCCTCCGCCGCGTTCACCACCAGCTTGCGGTCCTTCACGTCATAGCCGGTGGGCACGTATCCGCCCATCCACATGCCGCGCGCCCGTGAGGCGGCAAACTTGTCCCTGATCCGCTCCCCGATCACCTCGCGCTCGAACTGAGCGAAGCTGAGCAGGATGTTCAGGGTCAGCCGGCCCATGGAGGTGGTGGTGTTGAAACTCTGGGTCACGGAAACGAAGGTGACGCCGTTGCGGTCGAACACCTCGACCAGCCGGGAGAAATCCATCAGGGCGCGGGACAGGCGGTCGATCTTGTAGACGACGACCACATCCACCAGCCCTTCATCGATATCGGCCAGCAATTGTTGCAGGGCCGGCCGTTCCAGGGTGCCGCCGGAATAGCCGCCATCATCGTAGCGGTCCCGCAGCGCCACCCAGCCTTCGCCCTTCTGGCTGGCGATATAGGCCTCACAGGCGGCGCGCTGGGCGTCCAGGCTGTTGAATTCCATCTCCAGCCCTTCCTCGGTCGATTTGCGCGTGTAGATGGCGCAGCGCAGGCGGCGTTGGGGCGGGCTGGCGGAGGCACTTGTCCGCTTCATGGCTTGTCCCTTCCGATTTCCCGCAGCCCGAAGAAGCGCCAGCCGTTCCAGCGTGTGCCGGTGATGGTGCGGGCAACCGCCGACAGGGACTGGAAGGTCCGGCCCTCAAACTCGAATCCGTCGCGCAGGACGGTGACGGTGTGCTCCACCCCGTTCCATTCGCGCACCAACCGCGTGCCGGCCACAGGCTTGCGCGGATCGACCAGCATCGCCTTGCGACTGGGCTTGCCATTCACCTCGTCGGCCAGCGCATCCAGCAGCCGGAGCATTTCCCGCGTGGGGCCGCCATAGCTCAGTTCCTGAATGCGCCAGGCCAAGCGCATCTCCAGAAACGGACGGCTGTTGTTCGGCGCGTCTGCGCTGAACAGGCGGCGCCATTCCGTCTTCAATTCGTTGACGGTCATTTCCTTCATCGCGGCCAGCCGCGCCAACACCGTGGCGTCCCGCTCCGTGTCCGTACCAGGACGGGACAGCCCGCCTGCCTGTTTTCGTGCCTGCGCCCGCGTCATCCTCACCCTCCAACCCTGTTGCGTGGTTCGCGACCACCACCGCGCTGGGCAGGCGAGAAGTCCAGGCGAATGTCTCCGCCACGCACGCGCAACAGGCCGGCGGCGAGCAGCCGGCCCACCTCGGCCAGCCGCTCCTCTGTTGTCATCCGGTCGGGGCCGAGGGCGTTGGGGCCGCTCAGGGGCTTGTCCATGGAGATTGTCCGCAACTGATGTCGATGGCGCGGACCGTAGGCGTCTGGGACAAAAAATAGAAGTAAAGTCAGATGCTTATCGTGGTGGGGCGAAGAAGAAGGAAACGATGCGGGACTGCACCGCCCGGCCGTGACCGACGGACTGCCTACTGAACAGTACTCCCGCCACGGCATGGGGCTTCACAGCTCGTGTTGGTCTCGGTAGGTCCGGTGCGACTGTCGCACCACCCCGTCCTTGACCTTGCTGAGCCAACCCTATACGTCAATCAGCGAAACGACGTGCAGTGAGGCCGGGACGCCACTTGATGAGATCGCTATGACCCAGACCCCGACGACCTTCGGACAGGCAATCGCTCAGGCTCGGAAGGCCAAAGGCCTCAGCCAGAAGGAACTGGCGGCACGCATCGTCAAGGACGAAGGCGGAAACATCTCGCCACAATACCTGAACGACATTGAGCATGATCGTCGGAGCCCGTCCTCCGATCATCTGATACGGCAGTTCGCGGCGGAACTCGGCATGGACGACAACATCCTGTTCATCCTGGCCGGGAAAATTCCAGACGAGACCCGGCGCAACGTGAAGGATTTGATGAAGGCCGCCGATGCCTTCATGAACTTCCGGCGCGACGCATCCAACTGACGGCGGGACGCATGGTGAGGATGGTTCGCGACACGACGGGACGATTTGCCGAGCGGCCCCACTATGCGCCCGACGAGCTCGACCGGGAGTGCGAGCGGATCGTGACCCGGCTGCTGCGGGGCCGTCGCAGCGGGTCCCTTTATCCGATCACCACGGATGAACTCACGATCCTGATTGAGCAGAACAATGCTGGACTGGATGCGTACGCCGACCTGTCCGACTTCGGCGCCGACGTGGAGGGCGTCACCATCTTCCATCCGGATCGGGACCCCGAAATCCTGATCTCCGACCGCCTCGCCAACGACGAGCGCCGGGAGAACCGGCTGCGCACGACGCTGGCGCATGAATTCGGCCATCTTCACTTCCATCGGCATCTGTGGGCGGACAAGCTCGCCGCACGCCGGCTATTCGACCGGCTGAGCCGCGACAACAAGGCCATCTGCAAGCGCGACACCATCCTGAACGCTAGCGATGTCGACTGGATGGAGTGGCAGGCCGGCTATATTAGCGGGGCGATCCTGATGCCGGTGACGGCGGTCCGCCGTCTGGTGTCGGACTATTGCGGACCTCAGAACCTCCATGCGGCCGTATCCGTCGCCTCGGAGCACGGGCGGCAGATCGTGGCCCACGTCATGGAGACGTTCCAGGTGTCCGAGGATGCCGCCCGGGTGCGGCTGCTCAAGCTGGGCCAACTGACCGCCTCGGATCGGCAGCCGTCACTGTTCGGGTAAGTACCCGCGAATCCGCTGAACTGCGTATTTTTTCGATTGACTCCGATCGATAGGGCTGGATACGCTCTTTAGCAGATTGACGTGCGGCGCACGTCGTTGCCAAGGAGCTACTCATGCCGTCCGTTACCACCATCGTCCGCAAGACCCCTGCCAGCAATCTCCGTCAGTACTTCGACGCCCGCGGCATTGTTCTTCCCCCGGCCGTCAACTGGGACGGTCCGGAACGTGAGATCGTCCGCCCGCTGCTGCGCGCGGTCGATGAACTGGACGCGGAGACCCGCGCCCGCATCGCCAACGATGTCGAGCGGGTCGGCGAGATGGCCGACGAGGCCGGCGAGGCCGCCCTCTACAGTGTCGCCCCTGACACGGGTTACCTGGACGCGCTCCCCAACGCCCATGCGCGCGCCCTCTGGATGTTCGTTAACGAGGCGGAGCTGTTCCGCCGCGCCGAGGAGGTCCGCTACACCGATGATCGCCGCCGTGGCCGGATGTGGGATGGATTCGTCGGTGCCCCGAACCTGGAGGTTCGCCGTGATGCCGCGGCACTTGAGGTGTTCAAAGACGCTGTGCGCCAGCGCTTCGAGTCGCCGAACGTTCAGGTCGACGTGTTCGACCGGCACCGCCCGACTTTTGATGGCGACAACCGCAACGTGGTCCAGGTGACGGTGTACCGGGAAGGCCGTCCGGATGATTTCCTGGAGTTCGTGGACGGCGCGCTGGACCGGCGTCCCCGCCGGCCTGTGTTCGAGGCGGCGCTCACCTACGAGCCGGAAACCGGGGTGATCGAAGTGGTCGCAAGGGACCGCGAAAGCCGGCCCGATCTCGTCCGCCTCTTCGCCCGCGACCTGCTGGCGACCGAGTTCCGTGAGGAAAGATTGCCGCTGCGCCGGTTCGACCTGTCGGTTCTGACCCGTCCCTGCACGTTCGACAGCGATCCCGAGGACGAGATCGCGGCGGTGCGCGTGAACCACCTGCGGCTGATGCCGTTCGACACCAACGGCGAGCGAATCACGCTGGAGTGCATGCGGGGCGCCGACACCAACATCTGGGAGATGGCGGCCCGGCGGCTGGGGGACGCCGATCCCCTGCAGGGTGGCTGGACCGTGACACAGGCGAAACTGACCATCCGGTTCCACCCCGAACCCGGCTCGAACCGCGGCAAGACCCTGCCGCTGACCATCACCATGCCGCACGGGTGCGACCTGAAGGACCGAACCGAGCGTGAGCGCCTGATCGGCGAGAAGTATCTCCGGCGCTGGGGCATCGTCCGCGATGTCTGACCGGCCGCCACAGGTCGACCGCCGTGCGGTCGACCTGCTCCTCCAGATCCTGGAGACCCCCGGTGCGTCCGTGACGGCGGCGGCCATCGAGACCCTCGGTCCCGACTTGGCCGCGCCACTCATCGGAGCGGGGCTGCTGAAGTCGGCCGGGCATGAGGCGGCGGCGGTGTCTATGAGCGATCATGATGATGCGCCGGTTGCCCTAACGTGGTCGGCGGAGCACCGCGGTTATGGCTACTTCAGCCCGACGGCGGGTTGGGTCAGCGTCGCCAACGACAGCCTCTACCGCTACCGGGCCGACATGACCGCCATGTTCAGGACAATGATGGGGGAAATGCTGCCGGCGCGGGCGCCGGCGCCAATGCCGATCGTTCCCGAACTGGTGTGGGAGGTCGGCGAGGTCCGGTTTGGCCGGCAGAGTCATCGGACACCGGTGTGGTTCGTGCGCCGCCTCTCCGATTCATCCGTTGTGCAGCAACTGATGGCCGCCATCCAAGCGCGGCCGACGGCGCGGTCGAGGGTGATCCTGACCAGCACCCCTGCTCAACGGCTGCCGAGGGAGGCGCCGGTCCGGCACATCCTGGTGCCGATCCAGGATGTCATCCGACTCGCTGGAGGACTCGCCGTCGACCTGGACATCGTGTCCGCCCGCATCTGCCAAACGCCCGCCGTGGACACTGACGCGCCGATTTCGATCCTCGGCGATGGCCGTGAAGTCCGGTTTTACGGCGAGGCCTTCCGCTTTCCCAAAGGCGTGGAGCAGAGGCAGATCATCGTCTTCCTCCATGAACGCTACCAGCAGGGCGAGTTGTGGGTCTCCAACGAGGTGGTTCTCGCCGAACTGAACCTCGGCGGGACGCGCGTCCGCGACAAGTTCAAGAAGAGTCCCGCCTGGGGCCGGCTGCTCACGGAACGCAGCGGCATGATCGGCTTCTGCTGGCCCAACGAGGCGTGACTACCGTTGGCGCCAGCAAATTCCCTGCGGCACTTCCGCATCGCGCATGCATGCCCCCTTACAAACGGTCGTAGTGATCGCGAAAGGCCGCTAGCTTTCCATCAAAATATTTTGAAAAATACTGCGAGGTCATAACAAGCATTCCTTCTGGCTTTGCATTAGATGAAATTATCGAGTCGAGCTTGTCTTTATGCTCAACAATTGCACGTTCGCACGCGCGACGGTAACGGTAGCGAGCCGTCCTGTCCCAATGATAGACAAACGCATCCTCAAGCTGCTCCGCCCGGCGGACGTCACCGAGTCGGTGCAAGATCATGTACGCCGCGAGCAAATGCCAACGGGCATCTCTGCTCGACTGAGGGATAGCGCGAAAGGCAGAAGCTACGGCTGCTGCGGAGGGTGGCGTAACGGCGGTAGTCATTGTGCCCATACGGTGAATTGCATGGCTCCACCTATCTTCTACAAAGACTGAACTTTCAAGCGTATGGTCTGCTGACCATTGCAAATGCGTCGTCTCAATGTGCAGCGATCCGCCCATGCTAAGCCAGGGCACGATGCAGCCGCTCATTAGGCGCGGGGGGGGGCAGCGGCATGTCCTGAAAGCGGGACCATCCCGCGGCGGTCAGGGCGATCGACCCATGCTCGCGCACGACGCTCTCGGCCTTCGCGAGGGCAACGTTCACGACGAATTCCGTCAGCGTCTTGTCGAGGTCGGCAGCGGCCCGCTCCAGCTTCTGCTTGGACTGCGGACTGAGGCGGAGGCTGACGCGATCCTGGCGTTGGGCAAGCCGAGGCATTGGCAGGGTCTCCGGTACGAGGTTCATGGGTAATGTTCGCCTCTTGGCCTTAGATGACAAGCAGTCTGATCGAAGCCTGATCCGGCGCCATTCCCCCTGGCACTCCCCCGCCACGCCCCCCGATCTCCCCCCACGTGCTGGCGCAGTCTCCATCGCACGAACCCGATGCGACTGGAGGCAAAGCCCGTGGATACGAAGCATCTCACCCAAACCGACCTAGCCCGACGCTGGCGGATCAGCCCGCGCACCCTGGAGCGCTGGCGTTGGCTGGGACAGGGGCCGAAATACTTGAAGATCGGCGGCCGCGTCGTCTACCGCCTGGAAGACATCGAGGCCTTTGAAGCTGAGAAGCAGCGGGAGGCGGTCGCATGACCCAGGCGATGACGGCAGGCACCTGCGCAGAAACCCGCAGCGATCACTTTGTTTTCTCTCCGGTTCGCGGGCGAAACCGCGCGAAAACACGCGAATTTGTCCATGGGCCCGCCTCCTGTACTGCAATGGGGATGCAGAACACCGATCCCACCCGCCCCCTGCTCACCGACGAGACCGCGTTGTTGGACTGGCTCCGGACCGCGCAGCCGGGCGAGCGCTTTCTTTACCACATTGGCCATCTTGCTGCCGACCGTGAGCGCGGCAGCACCGCCCTGACCGACCCGCAGCGGCAGGCGCTGTGCCGGCTGGCCAACCGCGTTCTGACGCTGGTTGCCGAAGAAACGGTGACGGCTGCACAGCGCCGCCGGGCCGACGGGCACATGGCCTATCTCGCCATCAAGATGTCCGGCGGGAGCGCCGGCAGGAGATTTCCATGAACAATCGGATCACGCTCGACGATCTGGTGGGAATACCGGTGGGTGAGATCGCTGGCCTGCCGGTCGAGCAGTTGGCGCTGCTGCTGGACGACCTGGCCGAGGAAAAGGCCCGGCTGAAACGGCTGGACGATTGGCTGAACGGGGCGCTGGCTCTGCGTTATGGCGAGCGCGCCCAGGCCCTGCGCCATGCCCTGGGCAAGGATGCCGGCACCATCCGCATCGAAGAGGCCGAGGGCTTCGTCGCCATCTGCGACCTGCCGAAAAAGCCTGAGTACGACCAAGGCAAGCTGCGGGTGGCTGTCGAAACCCTCCGATCCTGGGGCTCCAACCCCGACGACTATGTCGGCATTGAGATCAAGGTCAGCGAAACCCGTTATGGCGCGTGGCCACCGGAAATCCGTCGGTTGTTTGAGCCCGCCCGAACGCTGCGCTTCGGTAAACCCGGTTTCCGCCTGGAACGGCCAAAGCCGCGCTGACCATCCCGGACGCGGCGGGGTGGCCCTCTCCGCAAGGACGGGCGGGCTTCCCTTCGGCGCCTGGTCAACACCCCGCCGCGACCCACAGGCATGAATTTTCAAGGATTCCGCACCATGGCCATCCGCATCATCACGGCCGACGAACGGCTGTCGGCCGCCAGCAACAAGACGAGCTTTGCCGTTTTCGGACCCCCAGGGGTCGGGAAGACCTCGCTGCTGAAGACCCTGCCGCCGGACCGTACCCTGTGCCTCGACCTGGAAGCGGGGCTGAAGTCGGTGCAGGACTGGCGGGGTGCCAGCATCCCGATCCGCAGCTATCTGGATTTCCGTGACCTCGTCGTTCTGATCAGTGGCCCCGATCCGGCCGTCCACCCGACCGCCACCTATGGCGAGGCGCATTACCAGCACGTCCGGGCCACCCATGCCGACAGCGGGCTGGAAGCGTTCCTTGCCTCCAAGCCCATCCTGTTCGTCGACAGCATTACCGACCTTTCCCGGCAGGTGATGACCTTCGCCCGCCAGCAGCCCGAGGCCTTTTCCGAGCGCACCGGCAAACCCGATGTGCGGGGGGCGTATGGCCTGCTCGGGCGTGAGGTGATCCACGCTTTGAAGCTGCTGCAGCACGCGCCGGGCAAGACGGTGATCTTCGTCGGGGTGCTGGAGAAGGTGACCGATGAGTTCAACGCCGTCACCTGGCAGCCCCAGATGGAGGGCGCCAAGATCGGCCGCGAACTGCCCGGCATCGTCGACCAGGTCATGACAATGCATTTCTTCGACAGCACCAGCGACGGCGGATTTGCCTTCAACGAGAAGGGCGAACACCGGCGGCTGGTCTGTCGCGCGGGCAATCCCTGGGGCCTGCCGGCCAAGGACCGCAGCGGCCGCCTCGACCCGACCGAGCCGCCCGACCTCACCGCCCTTTTCAACAAGATCAACGCGCCCGGTACTGCCGCCGCGACCGCCTGAAGGAGAGCAGCATGTATGATCTGAACGATGCCCAGCCGCAGATGGCCCCGGCCGGCGACCTGATCCCGGACGGCACTTTTGCCCGCGTGCGCATGACCATCCGCCCGGGTGGCGTGAACGGCTCCAGCCCGCTGGATGCCGGGCTGCTGAGCGCCTCGAAATCTTCCGACGCCAAGATGCTGGATTGCGAATTCACCGTCGTCGAGGGGCCGTTTGCCCGGCGGAAATTCTGGCAGAACTTCACCGTGGCTGGCGGCAAGCTGGATGACAAGGGCGTGTCCAAGGGCTGGAACATCGCCAAGGCCGCCTTCCGCGCCATGGTGGACAGTGCCCTGGGGCTGGATCCCAAGGACATGGGCGATGCTGCCAAAGCCAAACGCACCCTGCGCGGATTGAAGGATCTGGATGGCATCACCTTTGTCGCCCGCATCATGGTCGAGCCGGCGAGCAACCCGCAATACAAGGATGCCAACAAGCTGGCCCATGTGGTGACGCCGGACGAGCCGCAGCACGGGGCCGTTCTGCGCGGGGAGACGGTACCGCCCGAACCGGTGAACGCCAAGCCCCGCAAGGCGGCGGAACCTACGGCGCAGGGTGGCCCCGCCTGGGCTGCCAACCCACCGGCCGCCGCCAACAACGGCACCGCCTGGAATGCGGCCCCCGCCTGGGCGGGCCAGACCACGCCGCCCCCATCACCGCCCGCCGCTCCGGCTGGGCCGGCATGGCTGAACGGCTGACCGGGCCGGCACCACCGGCATGACCGATGATCAATGGCAGGCGCTGGCAACGCGCGAAGCGGCAAAGGCGATCGGACAATGGCTGGAAGGACGTGGCCGACTGCATCAGCCCATTGCGGTGCTGACGCTGGCAGAACTGGAAGCGATGGCGGCAAACGCCGTCGCCCGGTTCGTGGTGCTGGCCGCCCAACGGATCCGCGACCAGCCAAACGACAGCCAGGACCTGACCCGGCTCTTGCTCGGATAGGCCCTTGTGAACTGTGCCACCGGGAGGGACGCGGCTTCCTCTACCTGCACCGGCACAATCCGCTGCTGTTCCACCGCTTCTGCTCCATGGGCTGCCTTGATGCAGGATCCCGTCTGGCAAAGGAGAATAACGGGATGATCGACAAGACCGCACGGGAAGTGCGGGCGCTGAAGGACGCCCGCCGCCCCTTTGCCGAGGCGCTGACCGACCTTGGCCTGATGGAACCCTTTTTCCATCGCACCGCCGCCGAGATCGACCGCCTGATCGAGGCCGCCGTCACCAGCTATGTCGAGAGTATGCAGCGCCAAGCTGGCGTGCAGGAGCGGACCGGCACCGCGCTGGACGACCCTTTGCCGTTCTGAAACCGGGCTGCCGTCATGATCGACCTTAACCACGGTTCCGGCTGCCAGTATGAGCGACCGGCTCGCGATCCCGGCATTGCTGCCGCCATCAACGCTGCCATCGATGCTGCCCTGGCCACCCGCAACCGGGCACAGCCGCCCCGGCACTATGTCAGCACCTCGGGCATCGGTCGCGAATGCCTGCGCCAGATCCAGTACGACTATCTCGCCCTGCCAAAGGATGCAGGGTCTGGTTTCACGGGCGCCACCCTGCGCATCTTCGAGGCCGGCCATCGCGGCGAGGACGTCGTCGCCGACTGGCTGCGCGCCGCCGGCGTCGATCTGCGCACCCACCGCCGGGACGGAAGGCAGTTCGGCTTCTCGGCTCTGGACGGGCGGTTCCGTGGCCATATCGATGGCTGCCTCGTCTCCGGCCCCGCCGCCATGGCCTATCCGGCCCTGTGGGAGAATAAATGCCTGGGGGCTGCCCCGTGGAAGGAGGTGGTCAAGCGGGGCGTCGTCCTGGCCCGGCCGGTCTATGCAGCACAGATCGCGCTCTATCAGGCCTATATGGACTTGGCCGAACCGGCCCTGTTCACGGCGCTGAACCGCGACAGTTGGGAACTGCACGCCGAACTGGTGCCCTTTGACGCGCCGCTGGCGCAGCGGATGAGCGACCGGGCGGTGGAGGTGGTGCGGGCATCCGCGGCGCAGGAACTGCTCCCCCGTGCCGCCGCCCACCGCACCTCGGCCCTGTGTCGCGGCGGCTGGACCGGCGGGGAATGGCACGCGCCCTGTGCCTGGCAGGACCGTTGCTGGGGGCCCGCGCCATGACCGGCATCACCCCGTCCGACACCCAGGTCCGCGCCATCGCCGCCATCCGCGACTGGTTCGAGAACCGCACCCGTGAACAGCCGGTGTTCCGGCTGTTCGGCTATGCCGGCACCGGCAAAAGCACCGTGTTGAAATTCGCGCTGGACGATCTCGGCCTTGACCCGCACCGCTCCGGCAAGGAGGGCGGCACGATGGTGCCGGGCGTCGTCACGGCCACCTTCACCGGCAAGGCGGCCCTGGTGCTGCGGCGCAAGGGCACGCCCGCGCGCACCATCCACAGCCTGATTTACCGGGTGATCGAGGCAACCGAAGAGGAGATCGAGGCGGCGCGGCAGAAGATCGCCGAGGCCGAACAGCAGGCCCGCACCCTGTCCGGCTTTGATCGTGTCACTGCCGAGGCGGCGATCGAGGCCATGCGCCAGGGGCTGAAGGACATGCGCAAGCCGCGCTTCGACCTCAACCCCGACAGCGATGCCGCCCATTGCCGGCTGATCGTGCTGGACGAGGTATCGATGGTGGGCACCGACATGGCCCGCGACCTGCTGTCCTTCGGCAAGCCCATCCTGGTGCTGGGCGACCCCGGCCAGTTGCCCCCGATCAAGGGCGAAGGCGCCTTCACGCAACAGGATCCCGACATCATGCTGACCGAGATCCACCGGCAGGCGGTGGAGAGCGCCGTCATCCGGCTGGCCACCTGGGCGCGGGAGGGCCGGCCGATCCCGATGGGCCGGCATGATGATCACGTCTGGAAGCTGGCCAAGACGGCGGTGACGCCGGAGCAGTGCCTGCGCGGCGGTCAGGTGATCTGCGGCCTCAACGCCACCCGGCTGCACCTGAACAACGCCCTGCGTCGCGCCGCCGGCCTCAATGGCGGCTGGTTGCCGACAGGACCCGCCGAGAAGATCGTCTGCCTGAAGAACCGCAACGACCTTGGCCTAATCAACGGCATGTTCCTGACGCTGGACGACATCGTGGACGAGGGTGGCCTGTATTTCTCCGCCACGGTGGCCGACGAGGACGGCAACGCCATCGGCCCCGTCGGCCCGGAGGGAAAGCGGGAGCGGTTGCGCCTCTACAAGGGGCATTTCGAAGACCACCACGCCCTGGACAAGGACCGCCACGACCGCGACTGGAAGGAGAAGCGGCATCTGGTCGAAGCGACATATGGCTGGGCCATCACCGGCCATAAGGCACAGGGCAGCCAGTGGGAGAACGTCATCGTCTGGGACGATGGGCTGGGCCGCACGGCGGAGGACCGCGCCCGCTGGCTCTACACCGCCATCACCCGGGCCGAGAAGGGACTGGTGATCCTGGCATGATCGACCTCAATGATGTCTGGCAGCCGCCGCCCCGGTTCGATCTGCGCCAGGTCCGTGACCGGCTGGCGGCATCGGCGCCCGACTGGCTGCCGGCCCTGTTCCCCAGGGGGCGCCTGTCCGCCGACCGTCGCACCCTGCGCTGTGCCGATCTCTCCGGCCGGCCGCCGCGCAACGAAGGCTCCTGCGTCATCCATCTGGCCGGCAGCCATGCCGGCTGGGGCTTCGACTTCGCCACGGGTGAAAGCGCCGGCCCCATCGACCTGATCCATTACGCCACCGGCCTGGAGGATGCGCCGCTGTTCGAGGAGGCGGCCCGGTTGGCGCGTCTGGATATGCCGCTGCCAGTGGCCCGACCCGCGCCGACCAGGCCGGACCACAGCCTGGAAATCGCCCGCATCCTCGACGGCTGCCGCCCGCTGGCCGGCACGGTGGCGGAAACCTATCTGCGCAGCCGGGGCCTGTCGGACCCTGGTTCACCCGACCTGCGGTTCCATGACGACCTGACGGACTATGACAGCGCGCGCGGCTGGCCCGGCATGGTGGCCCTGGTGCGCGACGGCACGGGCCAGCCCACCGGCGGCATCCACCGCACCTTCCTGCTGGAGGACGGTTCGGGCAAGGCCCCGCCGGGCAAGAAGATGCTGGGGCAGATCGCGGACGGGCATGTCCGGCTGGTTCCCATCGGCGCAGATGGTCATCTGGGCGTGGCTGAAGGCATCGAGACGGCGCTGGCGGCAACAGCGATCTTCGGCATTCCCACCTGGGCCGGGCTGTCGGCTGACGGCGTGCGGCGGTTCCAATGGCCGGAGGGTACCCGCCACGTCACCATCTTTGCCGATGCTGGCGACGCCGGACGCCAGGCCGCCGCCGCGCTGGCCGACCGGCTGAACCGGGCGGACATCCCCAACAACATCGTCGTCCCGCTGCACGGCGATGATTCCAACGATGATCTCCGGCAAGGGGCGACCGCCGCTGACTATGGCCTGGAGCCTGCCGGGCAACCCGCCCCGACGCCTCGCACCCTGGCGGAGATGGAAGCCGCCGCGCTTGCGCTGACCCACCCGCCCGACATGACGGACCTTGCCCGCCTGCTCGGTGCCATCGCCACAGCCCGGCTTGACCCCGTGCCCATCCGGCACCTGCTGACCACCATCAAGGCCACCACCCGCATCCCGGTCTCGGTGCTGGAAAAGCAGCTCCGCGACCTGCGCCGCCGGCTGAATGGCGGCGGGGGTGACGCACCGGCGATCCGCCCGCCCTGGGCCGCCATGCTGCGCATTGGCGATGACGGTACGCCAGAGCGCAACGAGGCCAATGTCATCACCGCCCTGTCCAACGATCCGGCCTTCGCCGGTGCCCTGGTCTTCGACGAGTTCCGGCAGGAGATTCTGGCGGCCCGCCCGCTGCCCTGGGAAAGCGGCCCGTTCCAGGCCCCGCGCCCCTGGAATGCCACCGACGATGTGCGCTGCGCCGAATGGCTCCAGCGCCGGGAGATCAACGTCACGCCCCTGGTGGTCAGCCGCAGCGTTGGTGCCGTTGCCAATGACATCCGTGTTCATCCCGTGCGTGACTATCTCGACCATCTGCGTTGGGACGGCACGCTACGGCTTGAGACCTGGGCCATCCGCTATCTCGGCGCCAAGGACACACCGCTCAACCGCGCCTTCGGCGCCCGCTGGCTGATCTCCGCCGTCGCCCGCATCCTGCGCCCCGGCGCCAAGGTCGATCACATGCTGATCCTGGAAGGGCCGCAGGGCACCGGCAAATCCACCGCCCTGAAGATCCTGGCGGGCGAAGACTGGTTCACGGACGAACTGGCGGAGATCGGCAGCAAGGACTGCGCCCAGCAGATGCGCGGCGTCTGGATCATCGAGATCGCCGAGCTGGACGCCATTGGCCGGGCCGAGGTGGAGCGCATCAAGGCCTTCCTGACCCGCACCACCGACCGCTACCGCCCGCCTTACGAGCGCTACGTCATCGACGTGCCCCGGCAATGCGTCTTCGCCGGCTCCGTCAACCCCGACACCTATCTGCGCGACGAAACCGGCAACCGCCGCTTCTGGCCCCTGCGCTGCGGCCGCATCGACCTTGACGGTCTGCGCCGCGACCGCGACCAGCTTTGGGCCGAGGCGGTGGCCCGCTACCGCGACGGCGCCATCTGGTGGCTGGACGATCCCGACCTGATCGCCGCCGCCAAGGTGGAGCAGGAAGCCCGCTATCAGGGCGACGCCTGGGACGCCCGCATCGACCGCTGGCTGACCCACGAGCGCCGCCGCGTCAACCGTGGTGCCCTTGGCTATGACGACTGGCGCGACGAGGAAGTCGAACGCGACCAGCCGGTCTGTGACGTGTCGGTGGGCGAAATCCTGGAAGAGGCGCTCGGCATCGAAACCGGCAAGTGGACCAAGGGCGATCAAATGCGGGTCGGAGCCTATCTGAAATCCAAGAAGTGGGAACGGTATCAATGTCGAAACAGCGGGAACCGAGAGTGGCGATATCGGAAACCGGCATGGCTGGTGGAGTGATGGACCTATGACGATCAAAGCATCTGTGATGGTGGAGCTGTCAGCTTCGGCCGCCCGTCACCTGGAAGGCACCGGTAACGATCACCGGCTCGCGGTAGAGAGTCCGACAAATACTCCTATCATATGATTAGTTGCTAAAAACGGGCCAGCCTCTCGACTTCATCAATGAAGCTGCTCTGACGCATGGCACCCGATTCGGTGTCAATGTGAATGAACCGGATCGCCGCCGGATCGTAATCATTGCTGAGGTATCGAGCCTTATCATCAGTAACCGTGATGACAGCGGAGAATGCGTCGAACACCTTCAGAGCCACGCAAATCCCGTTACGCGCTACCATGCTGTAAGCGAGATGGCAATTCTTACCAGAAAACCAAGGCTGGAAGACTGAAGCGGCATCATCCATAAAGATCTTGCCTTTAATACCAGAGCCTTTCTCCGTAAGCCGCCCGAAAATGCAGTTACGTAGATTGGCGGCCATGGGGTCATCCAAGTACGTCTCACCAAGCCAGAGGCAAGCCAGTTCGTAGGCAATCTTCAGGAGCGCAGGCCGGAAGGCATTTAGATCAACACTGAAGCCTGTCCTAATCGTCGGTTGTTCAAGTTTCTGTGGTCCTGCCTCCAATATGCTCGCAACTCGCCGGTCAATTTCATCTTGAGGCAAGGGCGGCATACCTGCCTTCTTGAGTTGCCCTTGGATGATCTGCTCCAGCTTTTTTGGTGTCACGTCATCTGTGGCGTCAATAAAAACTGTTTGGAGATCTGTATGATCATCAATAGGCGTCTCGATAACGCTGAAAAGCATGCGCGGTTCAATGCAGCCGGTTTTTGGGTTTACAATCAGCTTGATCCTCTGATTGGGGTCGTCTGCGAGATTCCCGTCCTTTAGGTGCTTCACAAAAGTGGGTACAGCGCCACTATTACCAGCAAGCCCAAGAGCTTCCCGCTTCATCGTGATGAAGACGTGGTTTGTCAGCTTCGAGTCGACCTTTTCGCCAAGCGTGGAATTGCACTCTCGGCATACGCGGTCAATAACGAGCTTTCCGCCGATGGCCAGAGGAAATACGTGCTCATCGCTGGGGGGACGTTCTTCAAGGCAAAAGAAGCAGCGCACGGTTCATGGCCCATTGGTAAATACCGATGAATTCTACCTGTTGCCTCCGGGCAGACCCCGCACCCAAGTGCCTAGAGTCAATCGTCCATCTCGATATTCACACCGATACGTCACCGGCAATTCTTGCCGGAACATGCCGATGTCGGTCAGCACGGCATCAACCTCAATGACGGTCAAGGCACCCTCGGCCAGCGTTTTGGGTGTGACTTGCAAAGCATGATCGGCTGGAGCGGACGCTAACATTGTGTTGGCACAGGCGCGGCGCATGGCGGAGACCGACGTTCCAGGATGGTCGTCAACAATCCGAGGCGCACCGCGCTCAAGGGAAAGTTCGGTGGGAACCTCCGTTGCGCAGCCCATGAGTGCAACTGTGACAGCGGCAATAGCTACCCTTGACATCATTGTCGCCAATTTTAAGCTACCTTAGGGCTGACACAACCACTGCTAGTTCTTGCACTGGGCGCAATGATTGTGTGCGTCATCACGTGAGAGGCAAAATTGAGCGCAGCGGGTATCATAGATCGTGCCGTTCTCCAAGCGCATTATAGGGTCTGGTGCCGCATTCACACTGCCGACTGGAGAGGCGGTAACTCCGCTGAATCGATCATGTCGGTGCCCGTGCTGTTAGCCTGTAGTTGGCATCGCTCCAAATTGCTGCACCTGCCCCCCGACCGCCACATGCGAGTGGTAACGGGGCGAGCCACAGCCCGCAAGTGATGACAGGGGCATCCGCAGGGATGTCCCTTTTTATGCGGGCGCGTCACCACCTGCCACCACCTTCCGGGCAAGGTGGTGACGCCCCAAACCCGCAGAAACTCTGGATTTGCACCACTGTCACCACTGTCACCACTTCTTGCCTCCGCATCATATAGGAGGAGAAAAATCGCCCTATGATAGATGAATTGACCTATTGTGGCATGCATATTGGGGAACATTATTTTTGCTATAGGATGTTTGGAAACGGAGTGGTGACAGGTGACAGTGGTGACGCCGTGCTCCGGGGCGGTCTCGATTATGACCCTCTTGCTCCGCCCGGCGGGCTGTGATTCCATCCTCCTGACCGAAGCCGAAGGCCCACGACCCCGTGAGCCTTCACCATGTTTCTCCTGCATCCTGTTCCGGCAGCGCCGGATCCCGGGCCTGCCCCCAGCGGGGCCAGCCGCGCACCTCACGCCATCCTGGCCCTCGACCTGGGCACGGTGATGGGCTGGGCGTTGCGTGCCGGCGACGGCACCATCGTCTCCGGTACGGAAGCCTTCCGCCAGGACCGCTGGTCCGGCGGCGGTATGCGCTATCTGCGTTTCCGACGCTGGCTGGGTGAGGTCGCCACAACCAATGGCGGGATCGGTCTCGTCGTCTACGAGGAGGTCCGCCGCCATGCCGGCACCGATGCCGCCCATGTCTATGGCGGCTTCCTCGCCACGCTGACCGCCTGGTGTGAGGACCGGAGTGTCGCCTATCAGGCGGTGCCGGTGGGCACGATCAAGCGCTTCGTCACCGGCAAGGGCAATGCCGGCAAGGACGCGGTGATCGCCGCCATCCGGGCGCGCGGGTTCAATCCGGCGGATGACAACGAGGCCGACGCCCTGGCGCTGCTGCTCTGGGCCATCCAGCACCGGGCGGGAGGTGTGTCGTGAGCTTCCTGCCCAAAGGGTTTGGTGGCGACCGCACGCCGCCGGAAACCATCAAGCGCGACGGCTGGCGGGCTCAGGGCATCCTGGTGATCAGCGCCGATGATGCCCGCCTGTCCTGGCCCGAGCGGGAACTGGTCCGGCAACTCGGGCGCAAGCTCTACGGCGACCGCCCCGTCAAGGAGGCTCGCCATGGTTGACGTCCGCTGGACCCCGTTGATGGTCGAGGAACGGCTGACCGAGGCGGCCGAGGTGCTGAAGCGCCTGCCCGAGCGGCGGATCGGCGGCTACTTCAACACCTGGCCGCAGATCGTGCCCGAGTTCTGCGATCTGGTCGGGCGCGAGCCGCCCCGGCTCCGCCCGCCGCTGCCCACCGCCGCCGCCATCAGCCGCATGGAGGAAACCCTTGGCTGGACCATTGGGCTCGATCCGGTGGATGCCCGGATCGTCTGGCTGCGGGCCGGCGGCGAACGCTGGAAGGAGGTGTGCTGGAAGGTCGGTCTGGCGCGCGCTGCCGCCCACCAGCACTGGCTCTACGCGCTCTGTGTCATCGCCTGGCGGCTTAACGGGCGGCGGGTTCCGGGCAAGCGGTCGCGCCAGCAGGTGATCGCGATGGTCCGTGCGGCGTGCGGCAGCGTAGGGTAG